CGCGCGCATCGCGGCCAGGTCGCCTTCAAGCTTTTCCGCGGCGGCTCGCTTCTTCGCCTCTGCCTCGCGGTTGATCGCCTCGACGACGTTGCCTTCGGCGCGCAGCCTGTCGATCTCGTCGCGCTCGCGCGCCGATGTCAGGCTCGCCTGCAGCTGCTCGGGTCGGTCCAGCCGCTCGCCCAGGAACTTCAGCCGAAGTTTCTGCGCGCGCTGCTCGGCCTCCATGTCAAGCTCTGCGAGCGCCTTGCCTGCCTCGTCGCTGATGATGTCGCCAATGGACTTTCCGATGCCGTAGAAGATGCCGACGACGGGGATCCGCTCGAGCGCCTGCGTGATTCCTTCAGCCCATGTACCGCCGTCTGCGACGGTGCGAAGCACGCCGTTGAGGGCGTTGGCGATCGACAGCGCGCCGGCGGCCTTCGTCAGCTTCATGCCCATGTCGTTCGCGGCCTGGTCGATGTACCGACGCGCGTGACCTTCAAAGCCCTTGCCGAACTTGTCGCCGGCGGCATCGCCGTGCGCCTGCGACTTGGAGACGACATCAGCGAGCTGCCCATCGAGAGCAGCGTAGTTCGCAATCACCGAGATTTCGATTTCGCCGGCCTTCATCGCCTCGCGGCCTCCTCGACGTACCGTCTATGCCACGGCCTCTCATCGACCGAGCCACCGTTCGCCGCTAGTGCGAGGTGGCGGTCGAACTCCGCGACCGTCATGTCGAGCGGGTTCCCGAGCCCTGGCGCGGATCGCGCAATGACATGAGCCTCTGCCAGCCAGTCGCGCGTCCATGCGCGCGCGGCCGGCGCGCTCAGTTTCCCGCGTTGTTCCCAGCGCGCGCCGCGACATCGACACCGAGGCATCGCGCCGCAAGCACGCCGACCTCGCCAGGCTCGAGCGCGCCGCCGATCGCCTCCGCGTCCTCCTTGCTCGATGCCATGCCGAGGACAAGCATCGCGCCCTCGAACGTGAACGCCGCGACCACGACCGCCGAAACGCGCTCGGCCTCGAGCGCGGCATCCGCGATCATCTCGGCAAGTTCCTTGCCGGTCAGACCCGCGGCCTTGCCAGCCTCGACGGCACGCGCGCGCGCCCGCTCGACGAGGATGTTGGAGAACTGAAGCCGCTGACGGACGGTCAAGGGCTTGAGCATCACCTGCCGCTCGTCGAGCGTGACAGGAAACGGGGCTGCTAGCTGCATTCGCGTATCCTCCGCATGAGTCTGTCGAAATGATCGTCCGCAGGAACCTCGACGGTAGCGTCGGAAGCCCTTCGGATCGTAGCGTCGAGAACGTCTTTCGCGGCGACTCCCGACAGGTGGATCGAGATACGCAGAACGTCTTCCTCTGGCATCGACCCAGGCGAAAAACGACGGCGCATCACACGCCCGTCCCGTAGGACCAGCGTCGACACCCAGTCGTCTCCATTCGGCGCGAATACGTCGAGCATCTCAGATCAACCAGGTCACCACGGGCGCGTTGCCGTCCGCGTTCTCGAAGTTGCAGGACAGCGTGGCCTCTCCGGCCTTGTCGCTGTTGACTGCGAAGTTGTTCATGACCACCTTCGACACAATCTTGGCCTCGTTGGTCGTCGACGCGGTCGAGCCGCCGCGCTTCAGCGTCAGCTCCACGACCTCGCTGGTGTTGTAGGTCCGCTGCTCGCTCTGGAAGAAGTTCGTGGTGACGGGCGTGGCGGTGTTGTCGAGGCCGAGGACCGCGTTGAGAGAGCCCGTGACATCGAGCATACCCAGGCGCTTGCGGCGGCCCGTGTCTCCGAACGCCGTCAGGTCGACCGAGTTGCGGGTGAGCGTCGCCGCGTACGACCGCACGCGGAAGATGGTCTGCGTGGTCGTGCCGGCCTTGAAGGTCGCGTCGCCGTCGTTTCCGATGAGGTAATGGGTGACTGCCATTGCTTTCCTTTCACGCCGTGCGGAACGCGACGGCCCTGTAGTTGTCGGTCATCGTCCAAGCATCATCCTCGTATGAGGGCGTGCCGACCGCCGTGCGGATGAAGACGACGCGATCGAAGCCCGTCGCCGCGAGCTGCGTGTCGAGCGCGGTCTTGAGCTGGCTGGACAGCGTGTGCATCGTCGTGCCGTCCGATGCCTTCTGGAAGAACTGGAACTCAAACTGCAGGTCGAACCGTTCGATACCGCCGAATAGTTGCGCCGTGTTTGCCGACGCAACGCGGTAGACGAGCAGCGGGAGCGCCACGTTCGCCGCGAGCTGGTCGAGCCCGATGCGGCCGCCGAGCGTCGTGTTGATCGTAGAAGCCGCCAGGCGGGTCGCCAGCGCGTCCAGGATGGCCTTCTGGCTCACTTGCCACCTCCTGCCGGCGACTGCGGGCCGAACCAACGGCGGTACGCCACGCCGAAGATGCGGCCGACCTGCTTTCGGAACACGTCGACGGTCGGACGCAGGTACGGGCGCGCGCGCATCCGACGCGTGCCATACTCGAGCATCGGCGCGTACGTCACGCGGCTGCCGTAGTTCAGGATCGTCTTCGTCTCGGTCTGGTCGACGCGGGCATAGCCGTATTTCCATTGCCCGAGCTGGTCGGAGATGAACGAGGCGCGCAGGCGGTTGGTATTGACCGCCGGCGGGAAGCCTGCCGCGCTGGCACGGTGGAATCCCGCCGCGCGCAGGTTGCGAGCGCCGCGACCGCGTCCGCGCGACACGCGGTAGATGCGGCCCGTGCCTGGCTGCGAGAGCTTCGTGCGGACCAGACGGCCGAGAGCGAGGAACGAGACGTTCATGGCCTCTAGGTTCGCAGAGTCGAACGTGGCTTTAATCGCCTTCGGGTCGATGTTGACCTTTGCTTTCGCCATCAGAGCGTCACCGTTGGCTCGACCTCGACGACATCGACGGCCGTCATGTTGAGATGAAGCGCCGCAAGGGTCCGTCCGATCTCGCCTGGATTGACCGCGCCCGTGACGCGCCAAGCCGTCACGCTGCCCGATGTCCCGCTGTAGATTTCATCCTCGATGCGGATATCCAGCGCGCCGTCGAAATACGCGGTTCCCGTCGTGCGGCTCGATGCGCGGCCCTCAAAGACATCCTGCGTCTGTCCTGTCGGCTGCACGAAGCCGCGCGCGGTGATCGCCGCGGACGAGAAGGTTCGGACGACCGTACCGTCAGATGCCGTCGTGAGCGTCGGCCTGTAGACGTACAGGTCGATTCCAAAGCGCCCGACGAGGCTCGAGATGCTCAACGGAGCCTCCGATAGCCGTCGAGCAGCGCGCGCGCCTCTCCGTCGATTTCAGATGCCGCGCGCAGGCTGTACGAGTAGCCGCCGAGCGATTCGCTCTGCACCCCGAAATCGCGCTTGCGGCCGTGGTAGATGCGCTGCGCGATCATCATCACGGCCTGCTGAACGTCCAGCGGGACTTCCTCGTAGCCGGCCGTGTAGTCAATCAGCATCGACCGCGGCAGGTCGAGCCCGCGCCCGTGGATGATGCCGGCATCGAGGTCCGCGATGTAGTCGGTGAACGAATCGGTGGGAGCCTCGAGATACGCCGTTGAGTTCTTGAGATCGCGCCCGACCAGCTTGCGGATGTACTTGGTAGGGACGTTCAACAACGTTGCCGCAAGGAAACCCGTGTGGTTGTTGATCTCTGTGACCAGCTCCGTCGTGACATCGTGAGAAGCCAGCGAAATCGTGGTTTGTGTCGCCTGCCCGTTGCTGGCGATTCGGTACAGGTGGAGGTGCTGCCCGTTCATCGAGACGGACACGAACGCATCCGAAGCCACCGTCGCGTTGATCGACAGCACAGAGTCCCAGCCGACCCCGACGAACCGAACGACGGAGACGGGCGACTGGCGAAGCGCGAGTCGCGCCTGTCCCGTCGTGTCGCGTATCTCGACGTAGTCCTGCTGCACGAACTTGCGGCCGCAATAGGTCTGCGCCGCGATCGACGCGCGGTCGATCGTCTGCTGCAGGATGACATCGTCGGCCGCGGTCGTAATGCCCGCGTAGACCTTGAAGTCTGAGAGCGAAACTAGGGTGTCTGCGCTGATCGCCACTAGGACTCCTTGCGTCGTTTCATCGGCTTCACGGCGTTCTCAGGCGATTCCGCGAAGAGCGGAGCAGCAGGCGCGACCCGCTTGAGGTAGCCGCGGCGGACCAAGTCCTCGATGTTCGGAGCGTCCAGATGAACTGCCGTCCCTGGCCGAAGCTCGCGCCGCCCGTGGCGCGGGTCGGCCACGGCGAACGGCTTCAGCACGATCAGAAGGTCATCGTGCATTTCGGCCTCCCCTCGTCGATGTAGGCGGGGTGATACTGATGCATCGCCTCGAACGACTCGTCAGGCCATGAGACGACGAGCTGCAGGTGGCCGATCCTGACGCGCGGCGTGAGGCAGACGCGCCGGCCAGCCTCGCGGAGACGGTTCCAGAAGAAAATGTCGTCGTCTACGCGGCCCTTGCCCCAGCTGCCGTCCGCGTCTGGCTGACCCCAGAAGAGAGGGCGCTTGATGCCCTCCAGTGCGCTGCATCGGATGAGCGTCAGCCCGAAATGACCGCTGTAGATGTCGATGGCCTCGCAAAGCAGCCGTTCCTCGGACAGAGCGTCGAGCAGCTTGCCGTCAGCGCCCATGATGCAGAACAGGCTGTTCGGCTTGTCGCGCTGGATCTGCAGCGGACAGAGTACGTCGATGTCTGGATTCGACTCCATGATCTGCCAGAGACGCACGATGTCGTTCGCGTCGAACACGCTGTCGTAGTCGACGGTAAGCGCGTACTTGTGGCCGTCGCGCGCGGTCTGCTCAAGCATTCGCTCGAGGCATTGCCCCCAGAACACGCCCGTGGACCGAACCGCGTCGATGCCTAGCTTGCTGCATGATTCGTGCAGGCATCCCATCGTCGTCGTCCATGCGACGCGCGGCAGCGACATGATGGCGAGGATGTCGTTGAGCGGCTTCGGCGGCTGCATGCGCCAGTATTTGCGCGCGACGATGGAGATCGTCCCGTCCTTCTCCCAAGACGTTCCCGAAGCGGGACCGGCGGCACAGAAGCCAGCCGCGTCGAGAAGACGCAGCAGCTTCGCGCGGTTCCAAATCGACTTGAAGCGGCCTCCGTCGACGCAGGCTTTCTCCGCGCCAGGCGATCCGGCGCGGTAGAGCTCGACGGCGCGGTCAAAGTCCGGCACGGTGATGACGACTTCGCCGCCGTCGTCCGTCTCCGATGCAAGCTTGCGGAGGAACTCGACGGCATCCTCGGTCGTCATCTCGGCCACCGTCATGCCGAGGTCGCGTCGCTCTGGCATTCCACTCTCGTAGTTCATGGCTGTCTCCTGCGCGGATGGTAGCCAAAGAGAACAGGGCCGCACACAAGGTGCGGCCCCGTTCCACGCGAATGGGTCATGCGATCAGAGGTAGGCGACGTTGATCGTGCCCGCCTCTGCTGCCGTCGACGGCT